ATGGCGATCAGTGACACCAAATTAAGAAAGCTGCTAGGTAAAAATCAAACACCGTGTGTATTATCGCATAGAGATAGTTTAAGTGTAAGGGTATCTGCTAAGGGGACTATCACTTGGCAATACCGCTGCCGTGTTGATGCTAAGCAGGTAATTATCACGCTAGGGCGTTATCCAGGGCTTAGCATCAAAGAAGCACAAAACTATATACCGCTGTTTCAAAATTGGTTAAGCCAAGATAAAGATCCACGCCTAGAACTTAAGCTTATGCGTAACAATGCCAAGGGCTTGCCCACAATGGCAGAAGTTGCTGCAAAGTGGCTAGATAAAAAAGTACCCGACCTAAAAGAAAAAACGCAAACTTTATACACAAACCAAGTCAGCAAATGGATTGTACCTATACTTAATGATAAAAATATGCCACTTGATTTAATGACCATTAAAGATTGGATAACTTACTTTGATGAAGTGAAAGCACAAGGTAGTGCTAAAACAGCCGGTACTATACTAGTACGTATTAAGTCGATTATTGGTTGGGCTGAAAAGCGAGGGGAAGTAAAACCATTTAACCCTGTGCTTACATTAAATGTAAATGATATCGGTGAACAAGCATCAGTTGGCCAGCGAGTTATGCGCTTTGATGAAATTGCAAAGCTTTGGATACAAATAGAAAGCTCAAAAGCCACACCAGCAACTAAAGCATGCCTTCAGCTAATTTATATAACAGGGGCAAGGCAATCAGAGGTTCGTTTAGCTAAGTGGGAGCATTTTGACTTTGACAACAATATTTGGACAGTACCACCAGAAAACTCGAAAACAAATAAAGCTATCCGCAGGCCAATTTCAGCGAAGATGAAAAGTATACTAGACACACTAGCAATGGTTTATGGGCGAAAAGGTTACTTAATACCAGGTAGTAATCCACACAAAGCAATGACCACCCACAGTATTAATCGCTATTGTTGCCGCATGTGGGATCACCTATTTGAAAAATACAAAACGCCCAAGTTTCTACCTCACGATGCTCGTCGCTCGTTATCAACATTGCTTAGTGAAAATGGTGTAGCACCGCATGTAACCGAAAAAATGTTAGGCCATACAATGCGCGGAGTAATGGCCGTATACAACAAACATGATTGGATAAAAGAACAGGCCGAAGCCTACGAGTTATATTGCCAGCTGATTGATGATTCAATAGCATTTGAACTGAATAAAAATTGATATATAGAAAGCATCTATCAGTCTATACTTTGAAACTGATGCAAGCTATATCGGAATACTAAAACAAGGAGTTAAAATGTTAAAAATAGAAGAGTGTGAGAAAGCAATATTAGAAAATGAATTCAGCAAAACTGGTGAAATAAACACTGGTTTTGAATGGATTAATCATGGCTATTATCAGGTAAAGGATGAGGTATCAGAAGACGTCGCTTATTTCATAACAGCTAATGATGATATTGAGTCTTGTGAACTAGGACGTTTTTTTGTTCCAAAAGAATATAGAGGTAGTGTTTTTTCTAGAAATGCTGCTTTGGAAGTATTTGGATTTATTTTTGAGGCAAAGAATGAGGTTTGGTTAGAAGCAAATGAAAAGTCTATAAATTTTTGGCTCAAAGTTTTTGAAAAAATTAATGCTAACGTAAAAGAGGTTGGCGATTACAAGTATTTTCTAACAAAAATCACTTAGCTCTTAATCGTCGTTAATATCTGTCAAATATTGCAGTTGTAACGGTCAAAGCTATAAATAATATCAGTAGAGCGCATTCCCATGAAAATAATTATCTCCATAATATTTATAGCTTTGATAATTTATTCTCATATTTATAATTTTCAACAGAAGATACTTTATATAAGCGTTGATACATTCAATTTGTTACCTGGCCCAGATGAGTCTGCCGTTGTTTCGTTTGGTAAAAATGATAACGACTTTCATGCATTTGCGATAAAAAAGAAAGATATAAAGCAGGGTGTTGAGCTTGTATCAAAATCAAAGAACAACCCTAACTTTTCTGTGTTTGGTGATGTTGATGGTGAAGCGCTTGTTCGTTCAGAGCAGGCAGAGACATTCGCTAAAGTTAAAGTGTTGAGTGTTGATAAGCAAAATCAAAAAGCCGTATTTGAAGTTGAAGCTAACTTATTAAATATCAATTCGAATGAGCTTAATAAATTAGATAAAACAAAAGTTATTGTAAAAGGAGAGCCTTTTTTAAAGCTAATGTAGGTTGTAGTTTACTCTAGCATTATGCTAGTTCTATGCATTCTGAATGAGTATACGAAAGTATTTTTTGAATATAGAGGGTAAAACATTAATCGTATAACGACTAAGTGTAATAATTATTAAAATTTCAAAAAAGAGAATACTGTGAAACTATATATTACAGAAGCATATGATGATTTTGACGAGGTAATTAAGCATCGATTTATTGAAACAGTTCAATACTCGAAAAACAATGGATATGAGCTTAATATTGTTATAAATGACTTTAGTTTACTAGCAATTTCGTTCTTTAATTTTTTAGGGCATGAGAATAATAGGTTGTTTCTAAAAAATAGGTTTATGAAAGTAAGCGGAGTGAAAGTAAATCTTTATAGTCAAGTTACAGCTAAAAATATAGATTCAGCAGGGATTATTTTAGTTATGTGTGTCTCATATGCATTTGCAAGAAAGCTAGAATACATAGACTTTGATAGATGTATTGTTATCCCTAGAAATGCGGCAAGTAAGGATGAGTGGCTATCCCATGTTTAACCCGCCTAATCAATCAACTAATTCCATCGCAGTGTAGCATTGCCTGTATAAATCCTCAGCTTGTTAAAAACTGAACAGTAACTTAATCTATGATCTTCAATGAAAAGGGAAGATCATGGACGCAGAACAACAAATTCAAAACGCAATTGATACCAAACAAAAAATAAACGTAATCTACAATGGTGGTAGCATGAGTGGCCAGTCTCGTGTTTTAGGACCTATAAGTATTAAAGGCAATAAGGTACGAGCCAAGTGCTATACAACCAACGCTTTAAAAACATTCCTAATTGAACGAATACAAGTCATGGCTGAGAATGGCGAACTAACAAAAGATAGATCGTCAGAGGTTAATCAGCCACCAAAAGTAGAGCCACAGCAAACATTGTTAGACATAAAAAATGCGATAGCACCACATTTCCCTGTCGAGCAATGGTTAATTGATTTGACCGAAAGCACAAAAGATCTATCAATTTACGAACGTTTTAAAAACGGCAACCCTAAAAAATTACCAGAGCTACAAGTATGTTTTGAAGAATACAGAACAGAGCTAGAGATTGATGAACTAACAGGTGACTTTAAAGAAGTCATAATAAAGCGTACTAAAAATTGGGTGGTTCGTTATAAGAGAAAGAAATCAGCAATATCGTATAGCCATTTAAATACCGCAGCCGATCGTTTGTTTACATGGTGCAAAGAGTTACTAGGAAACCAGAGTATAGAATTTAAATTTTTAGAAAGCGCAATGCTAAAACACTTAAAAACAATGTGGCCTAGTGGTGATAAAAACAAAATAAAAAGGGAGTTGGCCGCTTATCCTAGCGTTTATTACAACTCTGCAATAAGTCAAGGAACGCTAAATAACGAGAACTGGTATTTTAGTGTGCCTTACACGTTCAGAGATGCGCTTGATATAAAATACGAAGAGCGTAAAAAAGATAAAAAGGGCTATATGGTTTGGACTCAAGGGCCTATTTTAAAGTTTAAAATGGGTGATAACTTCCCTTCCAAAAATAGTAATATCACAATCCAAGTACAGTTTGGTGATCAAATGGGCTGGGACGGAGATAAAAGCGAAATGTATCTTGGTAGCGTGGTGTTTGACTTGTTTGAACTCATAAATAAAAAGTACATTTACAAACAACGCTATCAATGTAACCAAATGGAATTTTTAGAGTTACTAATCAATGGGGGTAGCTTAGACAGATTAACTAAGCTATCCCGTTCATTAATAAATACCTAAAATAAAAAGGCCGCTAAATTAGCGGCCTTTTTCGTAATCCGTAAATATCAGGGTGTTTTCTTTTCAATATGATTTACACGAAAGTCCATACGCGCAACGTCTTTCTCGTTTTGAGTAACACGATTAGATAGTTTTAATAAATCGTCTTTAGTCGCTACTGTATTTTGAATTGTATTAACAGATAGAATCAAGGCATCTAATTTAGTATCTAGTTTTTCAAAACGCTGGTCTAGTTGAGTGAAACGGTTGTCAACATTCGCAACACGGTTGTTCCATGTCCACGCTGAAATCGCGATTGTGATCGCGAAAACTATACTAGCAATAAATTCAAAAGTAACAAATTGTCCACGAGTAGCTGGAGAGTCGTCGTTATTTCCGCTCATCAAAGTTCCGTTATAGTTTAATTTGTTGAATTGACGAATGTGTCAATAGATATCCTAAGTATAACTGTTGTTTCTTGGCGTTGCAATCATGCCCCTTGTTGAATCATTGACGCTTTCAAAGCGACTTACCCGTAAATATAACCTTCCCCACCAACGTACAATTACCATTAATCGGTATTAGTTGCTCTGGCCAGTTGGGGTTGGCGGCTTTTAGGAACTTGTGACCATTTTCGATAATTAGCTGTTTAAAAGTGGCTTGGTTGTCGTCGTCTAGGCGGGCTACTACGTACGAACCGTGAATGCACTCGGCTTCAGGGTCTACAAAAATTAAATCACCCTCATCAAACTTTGGCTCCATGCTAATACCTTGCACCTTTAAAACAAAGGTTAGGTCACTGCAATTAACAGGGCACATAAAACGTTCTGCGTCATAAGCTTTAATTTCACTTATTTCTGACCAAGCGCCAGCTTGTACCCAGCTGATAAGTGGGGCGGTGGCTTTGATTGTTGGCCCTGGTAATACATTACTGTTGATATCTTTGCTGTCACCAATGCCAAACTGTAAAAACTCAGGGGGACACTCTAAAGCTTCAGCTAATGCCTGAATATTGCGCGGATTTTTAGTGGTTCCATTTTCGATTTTTTGTAGTGACTGTTGTGCAATGCCTATCATTTCAGAGAGCTTAACTTGAGTAAGTTTAAGCTCTTTACGTCTTTCTTTTATTCTATTTCCGATGCTCATGAGTAGTCCTTTATCATTCAAATCAACATATTTAAAGTTTAAAAATACAGTTAAATTACAGCTTTTAACTATTTTACAGTTAAAAAGGGTATTGACAACCACCCATAAACTGTACTTTAATACAGCTACAAACTGTAATTTAAGGTGTTGAACTATGAATAACATCACTAAAGCTGTAAAAATCTATGGTGGGCAAACCAAATTAGGCAACGCCTTAGGTGTAAAACAAGCTTCTGTGTGGGATTGGATGAATAAATTCGGTCAAGCCCCAGCGAAATACATTCCACGTATTTCAGAACTAACTAACGGTGAAATATCGGTAAACGATTTACTGGCCGATCATCAAAAAAGCAAAAAGGAAGATGCAGCATGAGCACTGAACAACAAATTATTTTATTAGATATTCATCCAGATGCTAAAGCTGTGCTGTTTGCACTACTACAAGAAAACAACCAACTACGCACTGAGCTTGAAGAGCAAAAAGACCGCCTAGTTAGCACCGTTGAGGCATGCGAGGTATTGGGATGTGCGCGTAAAAAGTTTTGGATTTTGTCGAAGTTGTCTGATTTTCCTAAATCGATTCAATTTGGCAAAGCTAATCATTATCGCTTAAACGAGCTAATTAAATTTAGAACGCAGCACCAACAAAGCGTAAACAACTAGGAGAAAACCATGGCAAATGCAGCATTAGAAATTGCAAAAAAACGCGATATTACAGACATAAACGAACAGCCTGAAAAAACTCAGTTAAAAGTTGTTGATGTAAAGCCAACACCAAAGGGGCTTACTGAGATTAAAGGGCTATTTAATAGCGATCGTCATACCGCTGAATATGTGTATCAGCACTTGAGTAAACCGCAGCAAGTAATTGTGTGTTATTCGGCAGGGCTATCTAAAAGTGATTTAGAAAGGAGCTATCACCAATTTGACCGTGAAAAGCGCCTTAAAATACATCAAGCTATTTTGCAGCTTCAAGAAATAGTAACCGCCTTTGTTGATGCTAATGCCATGACACCAAGCCGTTTTTTACAAAAGCGAGATTTTAGCATTGCTAAAAATACTCAAAAAACAGAACAAGCACATTAGGGATTAGCCATGACACCTGATCAACTAATCAATCAAGACAGTGGCAATGTTGAATTTTACACGCCCGCTAAAGTTTTGAAGTATGTGCACCAAATGTTTCCCGTTATTGATTTAGACCCTGCAAGTTGTGTGGTTGCTAACAAGTCAGTAAAAGCGACGTGTTACTTAACTAAAGATGACGATGCATTAACACGCAATTGGATAGCTAATACTGTTTGGTTAAATCACCCATTCAATAAAGGTGAAATAGCATGTAAGCCAAAATGCGTTAAAAAAATATGTAACGACCCGAATTACAGCAAGTATCGGGGCCATTGTATTACCGAAGACATAGCCAGCAACGGCGATTGGATTGATTACTACTTAGACCAATATGCACAAGGTAACTTTAAAGAAGCAATGAACATCACCTTTGTTAATAGCTCAGAGGCATGGTGCCAAAAGTTATTAAACGCAGGCTTAAGCTGTTTTATTGATGGCCGTACACACTTTAATGATGCACAAGGTAATGTAAAAAAAGGCGCACCTAAAGGCTGTTTTATTACTTACCTCGGCAATAGAACCGCAGACTTTCGAACAATCTTTTCAGCACTTGGCGTTGTTAAATAACAACCAATAAAACCCCCAAAGGAATATTAAAAATGACCACTATCAAAGACCAAGATCTATTTAAAAAACAGAACTTAGTAAGAAATATCATTGAACACGCTATCGACCAAGCTAATTTTACTATTCGCAATTTAAACAAACGTCCAACAGTTGCAATGCTTATGGAGTGTGAAAACTGCCTAACTGACTTTTTGCCAATAGTGAGAATGATTGTTGATGTACATGATGTATACGCGCCAGTTTACGACCAAATGCAAACCGCATTAGACGCCGCGCAAATTCACGGAGAACCTGCGTTAATAGAGTTAACCGAATAAATGGCTAACCCTAAACCACTCGACCTACAAGCCCTTAGACTATCTGGTATAGCTAAGGGTTTAATTTCGTCTATAAGCGATATAGACGACCACAACTTTTTAGCGCGTGGCTTGCAAAATGTGCCAGTGCCTTTACAGAGTCGTATGGCCCGTAAATACATAGACCGCTATAACCAAAAAAAGGCGGGTAGCCAGTTTCGTGCAAATACATGGTTACGCCGCACTATTGCTAGGTTAAAACCACGCTTTGGTGTGCTGTTTAGTATTACTCAAAATATGCCATTGCCATGGCATATTTTAAGCAGTATTGAAAAAACTAAAAAACACGCAGGCACACTCGCTATGGAGTGCGTGCAAATTACCCTTGATGTAAGCGAAGAACACCAACGTTTAAGCTATGAAAAATTAGTACGTGTGACGTATGAAGCCGTAAGCGATCATGCAAAGTCGTTTGGTGTGAACGTGCCATTTTATAGCATGCGTGAAGATGACTTACCGCAAGAATGCTTTGAAATTGCGTTGCTTAAAATGCAGTGCGATAAGTGGTGGGCACGGCAATTAAAAACTCTGCGTAAACAGTTTTTAGAGTTGCTAGAAATTGCGACAGGCCAAGTGGGTAAAGACCTATACCACGATAAAAACAGTAAAAAACCTAAACGCCGTGGCATTAGCCCTTACTCGTCAAAACAAGCACAGCGTGAATTTAGCTTTGCCCAAGCCAGCGGCCGCCAGTTCCTAGAAATGATGGAACTGCAAAGCAGTGACGGCGATGTAATTGACCTAATTGAAGCTGTAAAAAGCGGCATGGCAAACCCCGCTAACCGCCGTAATGAATTAATGCTACGAATACGTGAAACCGAAGAACTGGCCGATGAAATGGGCTATGTTGCTATGTTTTATACTATTACTTGCCCTGCGCGTTTTCATGCTAATGCTAATACATGGGACGGTTCAACACCTAAAGATGCCCAAAATTATTTAACTACTACGTGGGCACGTGCACGCTCCAAATTAAACCGCCGTGACCTTAAATACTTTGGTGTACGTGTGGTAGAACCCCATGCTGACGGCTGCCCGCATTGGCATATGATGTTATTTATGCCTAAAAACAAACTACAAGAAATCAACGCTATTTTGCGTTGGTACTTTATTCAAGAAGACAAAATCGAGCTTTACGATCGTTATGGCCCTGAGCTTACTCGAGCAAAAGTATTTAACAAATTTGTAGATATAAACACCCACGGCACACACATAAAAACGGTTGAGGCCTGTGTTAAATATCGTGCTCATACTGAGAAAACCCACTTATTTAAACTGTATAAAAAAAAGCGCAGTGCGTGGGGTTTTGCTAAAAAAAAGGCCAACGAAGTAGCTATACAGCGTAATAAAGAAGAGGCCGAAAAAGCCAAAGTTGAAAACAGAGAACCTAAAAAAATTAAGGCGAAAAACCATAAAGCGCCTACCAAATTTTACCGTACGTTTAGCCCACGCTTTGACGCTGTAAAGCTAGATAAAAACAAGGGCAGTGCGGCCAGTTATATTGCTAAATACATCAGTAAAAATATTGATGGTTATATGCTTAGCGACCATGTTGACGCTGACACAGGGGAAAACCTGCAAGAGCAGGCTAACCCTGTTTTAGCTTGGGCTAGTACATGGAATATTCGCCAGTTTCAGTTTCAGGGTTCGCCAAGCGTTACAGTTTACCGCGAGCTTCGCCGTATGCGAACCGCTGTAAAAGATGAAGTAATAGAGCCTATTCGCCACGCTGCCGATACTGCCAACTGGAAAGACTACGTAAAGCTACAGGGTGGCATGTGTATTGGCCGCGCTGCTAACTTTAAATCAATGTATGAAGCCACCCCCATGGGCAACGACTACGCCGAAGTAGTACGCCGCATTAAAGGCGTTGTGACCAATATTGATTACAAAGCCGTACTTACGCGTTTGTTTAACAACGTGCACAACGTAACAGATGCAACCAGCTTAAAAACACGCCTTATCGAATGGACCAGGCAACTCAAAGGCACAGCCGAAAAACTCAATGCTAAGGATAACACCAACGTCGGCGCAGCCGACCTATCTTGGTCTAGTGGTAATAACTGTACGCCTATAGCCGTGGGCTCTAGCGCCGAGTTAATACTCGATATGGTGGGGTGTGATGAAAAACAGATCACAGAGGTTAAAAAGGATCTAATTGCAGGGAAAAGGATCGCGAGAAACGGCCATATTTACCAAGTCAAAGATGGCCAATTACATGTATTAGACGAAAACGCCCAATTAAAACAAAACAAGCAACTCGATATTGAATACCGAGCAAAAACATTCGCCCAAAAATCGGGTAGCTGGCACGTAACAGAGGTTCACTGGCAACAAGCCCGCGAACTTGTAGACCTTGCTTATCAATATGCAGAGCTAGAAGGGCGCGAAACCCTCAATGCAACGCGCAATAAACAAGGCGAATTTCATTATGGTGAGCCTAAAAACGGCCTGATCACCATTGGCGATTGGGACTTAGCAATGTTAGTAAACAACAACAGCGCATCAGCAATCAGCGATAACGATTGGTGGGCACTGGATATGATGGCTTAAATGTACCCGTAAGTTACTTAATTGACGGGTACAGTTACGTTTAAGTGTACCCACGAATTAACTAATCCGTAGGTACAGATAAAAATAAAAATTAGAAAACGATTGAAGGAGGTAAAACTAACCTAATTGACAATTCGCCTTGTGCGGGGCTATAGTAAAAGGGCACTGGCTCATCCAGTGCCGGGATTCGAACCCCGCAATTAACAAAGGTGCATTGTCACCAGCTTTTTAGCTGGTTTTTTAATGCGCACGCTTTAGCACACCCATATTATGGTGAGCTGGAGTGAGGCCACTTCGGTGGGCCGTTTCTTTGTTTGCGGTAGTTCGAACCTCGCTTTAGCTTGCCACCCAAAAATTCGAACTTTTGAGTGGCTTAAATGCATATACAAAACAAAGGTTCTTATTATGAACAACCAACTTATTATTTCAAATACCCTAATCCCAGTTGATCACTACAACCGTGTAAACCTAAATGCACTGCATAAAGCCAGTGGGAAAGAAAACAGCAAGCGCCCGTCAATATGGCTTACAACTAAATCAGCAAATGAGCTTGTTAACGAGCTAAGCAAGGATTCTTGCTTAGCTCAAAATGTAATCAACAAGCAAAGAGGCGGTAACGGTGGAGGCGGAACATTCGCCCACGAACTATTAGCCATTTCTTACGCAGGCTGGATCAGCCCTAAATTTCAATTAGAAGTAAACCGCGTATTTCTCCACAGCAAACGCAACGAACCCGAGCTTGCCACCTTGCCAACCCTAAGCGAATTACCAATATTAGATTTTCCCGAAATGCGCTTAAGTATGTTTATACCGTTTAGAGACATGTTTGATTGCGGCTGGCGCTTACGTATGAACCAGTTATTTACCATATTGCGCCAGTGCCAACGCAGCAACACACCAGTAACCGTTAAAGACGTAACTGGCCTAGAGCAAGAATTACGATCACTGCTTCACATAGTCGAAACCCAAGGCAACAAACTAAGCAGTATTCAACGTTTTGTGAATCATTAATAGGCAGGCAGTAAAAAGGGCGCTAAATGCGCCCTTAGTTTAGCGTGCTGAAATACCTTGTATTTCATGCTGTGCCGCTAACTGTAAAAAGTTTGAACGGCTTTTGTATTGCGGATGTGCTTTAACTAAATCATCAATTTGCTTAGTTAATAAGTTAGGCAAAGTTACGTTAATTTTACCTGCTTTGCCTAAGTAGGGTTCAAGATCAATATCAACCAATGCCCATACCCAGCCTGAAAACTCAGGATTATTTACGTGAGCGTTAATATTACTTGATTGCGGCGGTAAAATACCGTCTTCGGCTAATAACTCTAAATGAGTTTCTAGTGCGTCTTTAGCGTTTAATAGTGCTTGCTCGAATGAGTCACCGGCACTATAACAGCCTTGCACATCAGGAAACACCACGCCAAATGCTTCAGTTTCTGTGCCTTTTTCAATTGCGATTGGATATAACATCGCTATTCTCCTAATGAGTGTTTACAACAGTGATAGAGTTAAGGAAATAGGGGCTTAAAGCCCCGCATCTTTCAGTATTTTTGCTACCAATCCTTTGCCTAAATCTTTCTTAGGGTGGGGAACGGTAATGAGATTGGTATGGTTTGGATGCCTAAAGTGATGATGACTGCCTTTCACTCTAACTTCTTGCCAACCCGCCTCTTCTAGCTGTTTGATTAAATCCTTGCTATTCACTGTACCTCGCTTTATTTCTCAACGTGGGGTTACTATAACCCCAGCAATAAACAGAGTCAACTATTTATAACTCCAATAACTCTAAATTATTTAAAAATGAAAATGTTAAACTTGCACAAACTAGTCAGCTGAATTAAGTTACATAAATAAAGCCGCTATGTTTGTCGGTTATTTTCTAGGAGGTATTATGGTAGGTGAATGGATTTCATTAATTCTTAGTGGTGCGTTTTCAGGTTTTTTTATAGGGGCTGCAATCTTTGTAGTAATTTATTTTGGCATGCTCTATCTTTTTGATAAAACTAATGACGATGTCGCAATGCTTATTGCGTCAGTAGTAATTGTGTTAATCCTTTTTGGCTTTTATGGGTTCAGCATTAAAAACTTTCTTGAAGCTGCACAATCGGGAAATAATAGGCCTATTGAAGATATATTTAGGGCAGTCCCTTTTATAATGGCTCATGCTTTATTTTTAGCTTGTGCCTACGTTGGAGTTCGATTAAGTAAAATGATGTTGAGAAAGAAATTACTCGGTTATTAAATACCTAGCAGACTTAGCTGCTGTTCCTTAGGTAGTTTTTTAATAAGCGCCGCAGCAAGTTCTTGGGTGCTTTTTACAGGCGGATTTAAGAAGTGATCAAACGATTGGGTAATGCGGAACGTAGCCCCGCATTCTTTTGTATTTGTGCATGAGCAATATAAATTAACCACATGGGCGCTTTGCTTTTCGCGTGACGTAATTGTTGCTTTAGCTTCGCAATTTGGACAAGTAACCCGCGCCATAATAACCACCAATAGTTAATAAAATACACTGTCATTATATACAGTGATTTTATGCATAACAAATAAGCATTTAATTATGGGGATTAAAAACTTAAGATATAAAATCAAAAATAAAACAAGATGAAAATTGTTATTGGAGAAATTACCGTTATGGAAAATGAAAAAACTAGGTTTAATAATTTATTAAAGAAAAAAAATGCTGTTCAAAATCTAATTAGCTACCTGCAAGTTACGTTTAACGCTGGAGAACGGATACCTGGCGAACTCGAATTGAAAGATATTTTGGGGCATCCTCTTCAACAAACTAGAGAAGCACTGATTGTTCTTGAAAGTTTCGGCTATTTGGAAATTAAAGAGCGTAAACCATCTACTTTACTTAGGTCATTATCAGATCAACCTCTTGGTGTTGGCGAGGCAATACTGAAAAGCAGGCTAAAAGATGATGAGAAATTTAGAAATCTTGTTGAATTAATTATTAAAAATCATCAGGTTAACTCTGAACTGCCGGGGGTGAGGCAACTATCTAATCACCCTGATTTATATAAAGATAAATTAAAAGAAGATTTATTAAGGCTAGAATGTGCTGGCTACATTATAAATTCACAAGGACGAAGACGTAAAATAATTAAGGATCTTTCCTTTTTAATCATGTAAGTAATTCGTATCTACACAGAAAATTCTATCAAACACATTATTTAGAGCAAGCGCTAACACCAGTTAGCGCTTTTTTTTATGCTTTACGCGCTGGGCTCTAAATCAAAATTTAGCTGTAATTTACTGCCAATTTCAGGATCCCTTGCCACTTCATCACTCATTAATTTAATAAGCGGTTTAGTTTCGTTTTTAAAATACATGGCATCGTATTTAGTCGGGTCGCCAAGGCCTGCGGCAAAGTGTGAGCTGAGAACCAAAAAGCCGAAAAATTCACTCCTCCTCGCCTTCCGCTTTCGTGCAAAAAACGTTTCAAATTGACAACCCTTGTGACACGCTATTAATCGCCAGTCAGCCCAGTAAAGGGATCTGTGAGAAATTTTAAAAAGATCGCACTGTCAAAAAGTGACAATGCTTGACATAAAGTGACAATAAAAAGATCAAACAGCTGGTGATTTACCTAATATTGAAATATCATCAATAAATTATCAGTTAAGTGATAAGTAAATCATGAACTATCTATACAAAGGCTCACAAAGCCAAGAGCGGTTAAATGCATTATTGTCGTTTGGGAAAAGTACCAGTGAAGATATAAAAGCGGCGCTCAATGATTACTTGGTTCGCGGTATTAGCAAAACCAATGCAGCAACATTAAATGGCGTGCCAGCGTCGAATCTTACAAGAGCACTTAAACGGCTTGAAGTTGTTGCTGGAAAAATTGAAAAGATTAAAGAACTAGATTACAGATTAAGATAAAGTGCACTTATAAAATTGTGATGGGAATTAACAATTGTGATATTTGAAAAACCGGGTACAGGAATAAAAATAACTTTTGATTTTGTTGGCATTATTATCGTAGTTATAGTTTTAACAGCGAGTTTAACTTATGGTTTTTGTATTATTACAGAGATTATAAAAGCCCCCACGGACAAAGTGAATGTAATACTGCTGGATATTGTCAAAGCTGTAGCTCAAACTTGTACAGCGTTAACATTCATTTTCGGTTTACATCAATATAGGAAAACAAGAATTCAGCAGCGACAGCTAAGTATATCAAGTGAAGCTAAACTACAAGTAGACAAAATGATAGCTGCAATTGAAACATTAGAAACAGGTGATGTGACATCAATAAAAAATATAAATAAAGTATTGCCTGTTTTAAGTAATTTGGGAACAAACTTTGAACAACTTTTCAATGCAATGGAAGAAGATATTCAAAAGGCAATAGTAAGAATGCAATGGCAGGATATGTATTTTAATTATTTGAGACCTGCTTTATATGATCTAGATATAGTCTGTATATTGAAAAGTGAGACTAAAATACCTGATTTTAAACTAGCGGAAGCAATCAAAACTGCAGAAGAGTTATCGAAAAATCAAAGAGCATTAAAGAAATATCAATTTGTAAAAGCATTACTGAATAATAAAGAAATAAGAGCAGGATACAATATTAAAAGTAAAATCAAATCTTTAGATTTATTTACTGTGTATTATTTAGATGATAAAGAATTAAATGACTTACTATTTGGCCTTATGAGTCGTATCGACATAAGAGCAATTGCCCCCGTTCTTGCAGTTGCGAGGGAATAAAAAATACTTTTATAGTAGATATACGCTAGTCACTTACTAGCGCCATTTAACTTTTCTACCGTTCTTAAACCTGCAAGCCCAAGCATGGCAAGAGTTAGTTCCATCATTGTATCAAGTGGTAGCTCAGGTTTACCAATATCAGGTATTAACCATACTAAAAGCGGGTTTATCACAAAGGCAAACAAAAAACCAAAACCACATACCCACATTAAAAACGGGCGTGCGCCTGCTACAAATGTGCTGCGGTGTTGGGCTTGCACCTTCATAATCTCGGATTGTGCTAAAGCAGGTTGCTGTGCCAAGCGTTGTTTTACAACATCAAGCGTTAATACCTCTTCGTCGCTGGTAAATAAATTATCAAGCACATTGCCTACTGCATTAATTGGCTCAGCCGCATTGCTTGTGAATAAACTCGTAACCCATCCCATTATTTAATCCCTCTGATAAATTTAATAAAGCTTTTAGGGTCTTTACTAAACGCTTTAATTAGCTTGTCGAACCCTTCTAAAATATGTGGGGCTGCGTAGGCAGTTACCCCAATCACGCCTGTTTTTAGGTTTTCATCAAACCCGCGCCACTCGCAAAACATGGCTGATAGGTAGGCTGCAAATATCGCAATCAGTACACTCATAAAGTAATGAAAAAACGTAAATTGCCGTTTGCTCAAATACATTTGGATTGCGGCTGCTAAAAAACTCAACATAAATAAACGCCCCCATTGTTTAATAAACTCTGTTACATCTATCCAGCTCATGCGGCTTCCTTAGGTGTTGGGTTTAAGTCTGAATACTCAGGCTCTTTAAATTCAATATGCTGCGAGGCAGGTAAGTAGTTATTAATACCTAATACATCTTGCTGCAGGGGCACAACTTCGTTGTTGTAATACGCGCGGGTAATTTTGTCTAAATCACCAAAGCCTGGGCTATCGCCAGATGATTGGCCGCTCAGTGCTTCTTGCGCACGGTGCATGCTGAGCATGTCGTTAAGCGTAATTTTTTTAATGCGCTCAAATTCGTCTTTTGTTGATATGTCGCCCACCGGTGTAATGTTTATCGCTTTTTCAGCATCGGCTTTATTACTGCGAAAATTAAAAAACAAACTTCTAAAGTTACCCACGCCTTTGCTGTCGCGTATTGCATCTTTAAGGGCGGTTTCATCTTCATCACTTAAATTAGGGTCGGCCATTGAGAATATAAAACCCATGTGCGCGCCGTTCTTGTAATAACGGCGACGAAATAGCGTGGCATCTTCATTAAGCAAAGCCGACTGAATACCGCCGTAATATTGCGGTATACCATAAATGCCTTGCCCGGGGTCGTATTCTTTTACGTGTATTATTTCGCCCGCATTAAAGTAAACAGGCTCATGACTGCGATTACTTAATTGTGCGTACACACCGCGTTTATCGGTATAACGCATAGTCAACGCAGGCAAATGGCGCAGTTTAATAACTTGCCCAAATGAATTTTTAATAACCTGCAAATAGGCGTTACCGCTCCACAGCAAATCAAATGCAAACTTACTAAGGGCTTGATGGCTTAAAAGCGGGTTAGGCTTATACCATTTTAAAATCATGTTGCGTTTAAAGTAGAGTATTGGCCCATGCTGGGCATTTACACGCAGCAGTTTAACCAAGCCTTGCAAATTAATGGGCGGGGCGTAAATGCCGTTACTGTCACTAAACACCCCAACGTAATCGGTTAGCCGGTTGTCTAAACACGGCTCCGGATCGCCAAAGCTAAACGTATCGGTTACCGCTGTGCGTTGGTTGTAGTTTGGCGCTTGGCCGTTACTTACTTGTAATCGTGGTTTACTCATTAAGCTGCAATTCCTACAGATGTTTGACGGCTATGTGCGTTACCGTCGAGTGGTTCAAATAACATAGCGTGCATAATTGCCCACGCAATATCGGCATGGCCTGTTGTGGCTGTGCGGTTTGTGGCATAGGTGATTTGGTCGCCCACCACTTTACGGCGAATATTAATGAACGAGCTGGCAATATTTACCGCGTCCTGGTCAAACTCAAAGCGGCGGTTTTGAATAACGTTAATGGCTTTAATAACCATGCGGTTTTTAATGATGGGGTTGTAATGAATCGGCTCAGCATTGGGGTAAAACTTAGTAATAAGCTCCCACACGCCATAACCAATGCCAGTAGTGTCTACGCCAATATGCACAACGTTGTATTTATCGGTGAGGTGTTTTATCTCGTTCGCCATTGCTTCAAAGTCGTTGCCGCTTAAATCAAGTGCTTCTAGCAGTAAAAACTTTTCGCCTGGCTTCATTGGTGCACTTAAAATGGCAACACTTGCTTTATCACCAAAGCGGGCAGGGTCAAAACCAATTACAACAGGGCGCAAGCCAAATGGGCGCTCGTAGGCTAAATCAAAGTCAGCCCATTTGGTTGAGTCGCCCACACAGTTCATAAGCTGTTTAAGATTAAATGCACTGTGTGCATCATCAATAAACTTACACATAAACAAGTTATTAAACTCATCTACGCTGTATTCGTTTTCAAGTACGCCAATATCAATACGGTCAAAACCACTGGTTACTACATCGTAAACCGTGAGCATTTGACGCCAAATACCGTCGTCACACAACTTGCCGTTTTTTAAGTTTTTATGGCTTATATCTATGGCAAATTCAGGATCGTTACACGCTTTTGTTTTACGGTACCATTTACCGTTCCAATGGTCGTAGGCTTCGTGGCTGGTAACCGATGGCGTACTAAAATAGGTTATTCGTAAATGTTTATGCGTTGCCATAGCCTGCGCCAAACCGCGTAACGACTTATATTTAGGTATCCAAAATACTTCATCAATATATAAATCGCCGGACTCAGATTGCGCAGTACGGGCATTAGTTGATTTAAAAATTAGTTTAACGGTTTTACCGCCGGCTAAATTAAGCACCATGGGTGAGCCACTTAATTCAACATTAAAATGCTCACGCACCAACGCCACAATATTGGCTTTAAATACTTCGGCTTGGTCGCGGCTCGCCGATATAAATATTTTATTGCGGCCATTTACCACAGCATCGTAAAACGCTTCGAATGCAAAATAGAAGGTTGCGCCAATTTGGCGGGGTTTTAATATAAAGCGGGTGCGGTGGTCTTGGTTATCAAACCAATGTTTTTGGTGAGGATAAAGTAATGTGTCTTTAAGCTCGTTGAGCATTTCAAGGGTAATGCCAGAGCAATCGTTTTTCTTTTTCTTCTTCGATTTTTTGTCATTGCCGTTATGACTGTTGCCGCTGTTATTGTTAGCGGGGTTGTCATTACTTGCGCGCTGTTTTGGGGCTGGGGCTAATTTACTTTTATTAAGTGCGCACAACTGGCGCGTGCAAAAGTCGAGCTCTTTATAGTCGGCATCGGTTTTATTGTCTTTATCGGCCAGTACATTAATGCGTTTGCTAAAGGCCATTTCGGCGTTATAGCTTGGGCACATGTCCTCCCACTTGCCAGCCTCCGACCAACGGCGAATGCTACGCGCACTGGGCATGTCGTCAAGCTCGGCTATTTCGTCCACCGTGTAGCCCTCAACAACATACAAATCTTGTGCTTTTTTGCGTATCTCTGGTCCGTAGTTCGCCATCTATTGCGCCGCTTTTATTAATCCATAGCGGCAGTGTATTCGTTATAAAACGCTTAATCTGTCAGTCAAAAACCTGTCCATTCCTAAAAGTTAAATATAGGAATTTCAAAAAGTTAAACCGTTGGAAAGGAATAAAAAGAGGGTGCAAACTGCAATCACTTTAAAGCAATACGCTTAATTTGCACATATTTAAAAAGGGTTGTTTATGCCAGGTCAACTACGTACTAAACCGTTATCGATTGCCGCTGTAGGTATGACCGTTGACGGCCGCGAAATATCAGAGCAAGACGTAGCCGACATAGTAGAAACATACAACCCGCGTAAATACGGTGCACGCATTAATGTTGATCACGAATTTAACTGGTCAGGTTGGGCCGCTAAAAATCTGCATAACGTAGATATTCCCGGCATGTTGGGCGATGTAGAAAGCGTACAAGCCTATGAAAACGAAGAGGGCGTTGTGTGCTTATACGCAGTGCTTGCGCCCAATCAAGGGTTTGTAGAGCTGAACAAAGCAGATCAAGCTGTTTATTTTAGTATCGAAATTAGCCGCGATTTTATGGGCACAGGCAAAACCTACCTAACCGGTTTAGCAGTGACGGACTACCCAGCCAGTTGCTATACCGACCGTATCCATTTCAGTAGTAAGAGTAAGCCAGATGACACGGACGTCTCTTTATTAAAAGTTGATTTAGGATCATGTGAGCCTATCGACGCCGCACCTAAAAAACCATTTTTTAAACGACTATTCGCAAAGGAAGAACCCGACATGAACGAAACACAATTAGCCACTGCATTAAAAGATGCGCTGGGCACACCGCTTAGTGAGTTTGCTAAAAAACTAGATGGGCTTGCCACAAAGCTTGATTCGTTTTCAACCACAAAAGTGGAAGGTGAAGAAACGCCGCCAGCTGATGATGAAAACACTGAATTAGCTCAAGTAAAAGAAGAGCTATTAAAAACAAAAACAGCATTGGACGAACTAAACGACAAGTTTACCAAAGCGTTGAAAACACCTGCGGGTGATACCACTGACGCCGAAGAAGAACCCGAAGGCGAAGAGGGTAAATACAGTAATTTGTACTAATTACACTCACCCTAACTTAACTTAGCTAAACGCAGGAAAGAATATGAAAACCAGAACTAGAGAATTATTTGTCGCCATTATGGCAGGCATGGCCGTTAATTACGGTGTTACATCAATGAGTGAACAGTTCAACGTTGAGCCTACAACTGAGCAGCATTTATATGATGCTGTTTATGAATCGGCTGAATTTTTACAGATGATCAACACCGTACCGGTAGACGACTTAGTTGGTCAATCGGTGATCATGAGTGTAGACGGTGGCGTTACAGGTCGTGCAGGCGTTGAAACCGACGACACCAAAGAGCGACAAACTCGCGACGTATCAAAGCTCGCTAAACGTGAATACCGTTGTTACCCCGTTGAATGCGACATTCATATTACATGGATAAAAATGGATCAGTGGTCTAAGTTCCCTGATTTTCATAATCGTTATCGCAATCACGTACGCCAGGCTATTGCGCTCGACATTATTAAAATTGGTTGGAATGGTACGCGCGTAGCTGATACCACAGATATTACAGCCTATCCAATGATGAACGATGTAAACATTGGCTGGCTACAACTAATTCGCCGCGATGCACCCGAGCGCGCAATTAGTGAAGGCGCAACCGCTGGCGAAATTCATATTGGTGCTGGCGGCGATTACGAAAACTTAGACCAAGCGGTGCACGATGCATTGCAAGGTATTCCAGAGCACAAACGTGCAAACATGGTGGCTATTATTGGCGACGAGCTTTTAGCACAAGACAAAAATAAGCTGTACGCCAAGCAAGCACATACCCCAAGTGAAAAAACCAAGATTGAGCTGCAACAGGTGATTGATACCTATGGCGGTTTAATGACATACAAAATCCCTTTTTTCCCTGCTCGTGGCATTTTAGTCACCAGCTTTGACAACTTAAGTCACTACGTACAAACAGGATCAACGCGTACCAGTGTAGAAAACAACGCTAAGAAAAAACGCGTTGAAGACTACCTATCACGAAACGATTGCTACTACGTAGAAGACCTTGAAAAAGTCATGTATTTCGAATCAACCAGTATCAAGTTACCAAATTCAGACGGTAGTGCCTGGGTTTAAATATTCGGTAAATTCCCATTTGGCCGGCTTGTTTAATCCAATTTTCGAGCCGGTCTTTTTAACCACATTAAAGAGTGTTTTTAAATGAGCTTAGTCAAAAAATCATTAGCCAAAGCAGCAGGCAGCGTACCAGCAAGCACTGACAAAAAAGCGCCAACGGTCGCGGCAACAGCCACGAGTACCCATGCGCCAACCACTATCACTAAGCAAACCGAGTACCAGCTTTATGCAGCAGCCATCGAATCTGACTTAGCTCAATTAAAAACATTTACTGATATAGCAGATAAAGCAACTTACAAGTCTGAAGCGTTAGAACGCCAAGACTATTTAGGGTATATCAATCAATATCGACTAAGCGGCCAGTGCCACCCGAACACGGTTTTAGCATGGGTGTTTATTTGGTTGGTTGACTTAAAACGCTGGGATGCAGCGCTAGAACTCCTGCCGTTTATGATTGAGCAAAAGCAACCACTGCCAACGGTATTTAATACCAAACATTGGCCTGCATTCGTTATCGACCAACTCTACGATGACGCTAATTACTACCTAACAGAATCAAAGCAGCAAGGCTTATTTGAGATTAGCTATGTACTGCGTGGCTTAATCAATACCGTAAAAAACCAAGACTGGAACGGCCTTGAAGTGGTGGGCGGTAAATTGTACGCCATTGCTGCCAAGGTTGATGCAGCCCAGCACAACTATGGTAATGCTCTGTTATTTGCAGAGCACGCCCAAGCCATTAACGACAAAGCAGGAGTTAAAGGTTTAGTCGATAAGTTAACAAAGCAATTAAAAGCAACGGTTAACGTGTAACAGCTCCAACGCCAGCGGGCAACTTAGCACAGTGCGAGTATTAATTATGTCGCCAGTGTGACTAAGTGGCGCCCGCACCTAATTTAATGTGTGTGTTTTTACAGGTGCAATATGAATTTAAGCGGTATGCCACAAGCAGATTTACAAAGCATTAATGTTGATGTGCCAGGCAATGGCTATTACCCGACATTAAGCACGGCTTATTTTATAGAGCACTACGCCGTTGCCCAAGAATACGCCAGTAAAAGTGAGCTGCTTGTTGAAAAGCTAAAGCGTGCACAGACCGAGGTAAACCAAGAACTAGTAAGCGCTGTGCTTACTAACGGCACACCATTAAACGCACAACAAATAATTTTTTATAACGATGCAGTGTATAGCAAAGCCAAAGCTAATTTATTGGTATCCAAGCTTGGCAGTACACACCGTGAAAACGCAACAGCACAGTCGCAATCAGCCATTGATAACTTTGAACACTGGCAACGCGAAAGCATAAACGCTATGCGCTTACTGCAAGCACTAAGCCCTAATTTATCGGTAGAGCTGTTATGAGCCAAAGCAAAATTGAAAAGCTTAAACAGCATTTAGTGAGTGTTGAGTACCAAGGCCATAAGTTGGCGCTTAATACCCAGTTTGATAGCTGGATAGAAGGCGGGCGCATAGAGCCAAGTAGTAAAACAATGAATGGTAACGGGTTATTAGCAGCGCGGTTTTATTACTCAGGTGTGATCAGCATTAATCCATGCTTTGCGCCGGCTGCGTTAATTTGTGCCTTTGCATCGTTTTGGTTGCAAAACAACGGCGGGCGTTATGACAGCACCGACATTGAATTTAGCGCCGATGTAAACGACGACAACAGCAATGAAGTAGAGCTGACTATTAACCAGCTGTGTGAAGACATAGAACTAATACAAACAGACAACGGCCCCTTTGAATTAAACGGTAACCGTTACGACTTTGGCGAGCAAAGCCTATGGGTTGCTGAATCATTTTTACTGCAAGGCACTGTAAGCCGTGCTTAACGTTAAATTTGACGAAGGGCGCAGCAAAGAACAATTAGCGTTTTTACAGCTCAAGCCTAATAAGCGGCGCAATATATTACGTCGTGTTATTCGAACAACGAATAAAAGCAGTAAAGAGCGGATCACCAAGCAAACGGATTTAGCAGGCAAAACATGGCAAGGCAGAGCAAGTGGTAAAAAAAAGAAAATGCTCACCAAGCTTAAAAAGTTTATGAAGGTTCGCCACAGTGCAAACGACGCCAGTGTTTATTTTTCAGGGGGCAACAGCGGAAAAATAGCCCGTGCCCACCAAGAGGGCATAAGCCTAGATGCAGGCAAGCCAAAAGGTAAAGCGGCTCAAAATAAAGAAAGGCCAGCCACGCGAAATTTAGCCAGGGCATTAATAGCCGAGGGTTACAAAATACCGCGTCGTAAAGGCAAGGGCAGTAAACGCCCAAGTATTAAATGGATAACAGAGAATTTAAGCATTAACCAAGCAGGGTTTTTACTTCGCGATTTAAAGGGCAGCTCAAGTAAGAGTACATGGCAAATTGACTTGCCGGCCCGCTCATTTTTAGGGCAAACGCAGGGCGAAGAAAAGCAGCAAATGAATTTTATTTTAAACCAGGCTATGCACGTTGCGTAGCGCAAAGTAAAAGGAACGATCATGGCACAAGGTAAAGTAACCGTTGCCGCCATACAAACAGGCAGTGGCGCTACGAAACAGATTGAACGCAGTGTGTTGTTTATCGGTCAAGCGAGTGAGAACAACGGCAAAATTTTATCTATTAATGCACAAAGTGATTTTGATGTTGAGTTCGGCGTCGCCGACTCCCCACTAAAAAAACAAGTAAAAGCATGGCAACGCAACGGTGATGACTTAGTGAGTGGTTATGCCATCCCGCATGGTGCAGGCGATAACGTAATGGCCCTTATTGATAAAGCAATGGATCAGGATGTTAGCCCTGAAATTATTGTTATTTGTACGCCAGTTACAGGCAAAGCCGACATTGAAAGCTACCAAGCCAAAGCGCTTGAAATTTTATCGAGCCTTGCTCGTCGTGTTCGCTTTTTACTTGCAGCACCTGGCTTAACGGCTGAGCAAAGTTGGCCTGATTTAGTGACTTCATTGCAACCGTTAACCGATGGCGTAGTAGGCGATCGTGTGGCTGTTATCCCGCTTTTATTCGGTGACGAACTAGGCGCAGTAACAGGGCGTTTATGTAAAAGCGCAGTCACTATTGCTGATAGCCCAATGCGTGTGCTTACGGGTGCAATGTCATTGATGCCACACCCAGAAGATGCCGCCGGCAACCCCTTAACCAACTCAACCACGGCGGCACTTGATGCGCTGCGTTTTAGTTGTACACAGTTTTATGCTGATTTTGATGGTACGTATTTTGGCGATGTAAACATGCTCGACGCTGAAGGCGGTGATTTTCAAAAAATTGAAATTGGCCGCATTGTTGATATGGCTGCACGTGCTGTGCGAATTATTGGAATTCAAAACGTTAAAAATCGTCGCTTAAACAACAGCAGCACCGGGATTGAATTTGGTAAACGCATTATGGGTAAACCGCTGCGCGATATGGCACGCTCTATCAATATTGGTGCCGATAAGTTCCCTGGTTTAATTCGCGCACCAAAAGACGACAGTATCAACCTAACGTTTATGAATGCGATCACCTTACAAGTCGTACTTAAAGTTAAACCAATCGATTCACCCAACACCATCATTGTTGGGATCATGTTAGATAACGCAGAGTAGGAGCGCAAACATGCAAAAAGTACTAGGCGGTAAAGACTTCGATATCTTCATTGGTGATTCGATGGTTCATGTTATGGAAGCGACTTGCAAAATTACGGATGGGCGCACCGTTAAAAAAGTGCGCGGTATCCCAAAGGGCTTTATTGATGGCGATGTTGAAGGCGAAGTAACACTAAAGCTTGATCATGAAAATTGGTTAATCGTGCAAGCGCAAGCTGAAAAAGCAGGCAGTTGGAAAGGTATTGAACCGTTTGATATTGCGTTTAATGCAGAAGTAGCTGCAGGTAAAAAGAACGTTGAAGCATTTGGTTGCCTGCCGCAGCTGGACGAAATTTTAAACATTAAAGCCGATGGTGGCGAAGAAGACACCACATCAATCAAGTGTCCGATTACTAGCCCTGATTTTGTCAAAATTAACGGTGTGCCATACCTAACTGACGATGAAGTGAGAGATTTGTAATGACTAAAGCCATTCGCACACTAACTGCCACAACATTACTAAGCACCCTGCAAGCATGTGGGCATAAAGTATTTGAGGGTGAATTAAACCTAAACATTATAGGCATTCGCCATGCAAACACCCGCGCCAACACGTTTAACGATGCAATTTGTGTGTTGTATCAGCAAAACAGCGAATGGCAGTTAAAGCAGTATAAAGCCACAACAGATGCCGGTATTTACTGGCGTAAAAACCCAATAAACATAGACGGCACAGCGGTGCTAGTTGCAGGGCAGCATAAAAGCTTGTGGACGTTGGGTTATCACCAGGGCAAGTATCGCGCCCTTGTACAGCATAAACCGGTTGTTGTTCTACGTGACAACAACCATGACACCGAGTTAGACACGGACGTCACACCCCAAGCAGAGCTACAACAAGGTTATTTTGGTATTAATTGCCACCGTGCAAACAGCAAAACCACATCAACCCAAGTTGATAAGTGGTCAGCCGGTTGTCAGGTGTTTGCAAACCCCAATGACTTTAATGAATTTATTGCTTTGTGCGAGCAATCAGCAGCCAAGTACGGCCCTTATTTTACCTACACACTGCTAGAACAAGCAGATTTAAAAGAGAGTATTGATCATGGCGTTTGAGAAAAAAATCACATTAGAAACCCCCGTTGGCGAAATCACATTTAATGTAAATGGCGCCGACTACAACAAATACATTAACTCGACTCAGCCGAATAACAAGGTGCAGCCGGCAACTAACTTTTTATTAAACACAGTGGTTGAAGCCGATGCTAAAAAGCTCAAAGAGCTGGTACAGCAACCGGGTGCCGCGTTGTTTTTAGTGGGTGCCATTGTTGAAGAATACCAACCCGAGTTTAATTTTACGGTAAAAAAATCGAAAGCCGAGCCAAGCAAATAGGCAAAAGCAGGCTCGATCAGTTACTGGCATACCACGCTAAGTATTTTGGCAACCAACCAGTAACTGATGAGAGCTTGGCACAGGCGCTTTACCTTGAAACATCACAGCAAGAAAACTTTGTAACAGCCGTAAATAACGGCATTTGCACAGCATTAGGCGGCGAGTAATTAATGGCAACACTCAGCAAATTAGACAAGCTTACTTATTCAATCGGCATCATTGACAAAGTCACTGGCCCGGTTAATAAAGTCATGGCTAAAATTAATCAGCTGAGCCAGCAAACCGCCGCCGCACAAGATCAAATGATGCGCGGCGCAGCCACAGCCGTAGCAGGTGGTTATGCGCTTGCTCGTTCGCTTGCGCCAGCAATAGATCAGGCCGCCGCATTAGGTGAAGTGAAATCGCTTGGCGTAGTTGACGAATCATTACAAAAATTAAACAAAACTTCATTAGAGTTTACCGCTAACTTTGGCGGCAACGCATCCGACTTTGTTCGCAGTGCCTACGACATTCAATCAGCAATGTCAGGAATTACAGGCGACGAACTATCAAAAGTTACCGAAATATCAAACACCTTAGCCAAAGCCACTAAAGCTGATGCCGCAACAGTGACCGACTACATGGGAACGATGTACGGCGTATTTAAATCAACAGCCGACAAAATGGGCAAAGTAAAGTGGGCGGAAGATATAGCAGGCATTACAGCTAAGGCAGTAACTGATTATAAAACTGACGGTAAAGAAATGGCTTCCGCGTTCAGTGCTTTGGGAGCCTCATCGTCTGCGCCACTGGCAGAACAAATCGCAGTAATGGGGCGTTTGCAATCGACTATGAGTGGTAGTGAATCAGCAACAAAATATAAAGCATTTGAAGCTGGAGCAGGTAAAGCTCAAAAAGCACTCGATTTAGATTTTACAGATAGCTCGGGCAAGCTATTACCGATGGTAGATATACTTCAAAAAATAAATGAAAAAACAAAAGGATTAACTAAGCAAGCGGACATTGATGCAATAGCAACCGCGTTCGGATCAGCTGAAGCATCATCATTAATTAAACTATTAATAACTGATATTGATGGGCTAAACAATCAGGTTCAAGACTTAGGCAGCGTAAGCGGTATGGCAAACGTTGCAAAAATGGCAGACGATATGAGAACGCCATGGAACAAATTAAGTGGATCATTTAATGCTGCATCCATAGCACTAGGCCAGCGTTTGTTACCTGTGGTTGAGCCGTTCGTTGAAATGCTCGCCGCCGGCTTTGCTTATATCGTTTCGTTAACTGAGCGCTTTCCGATTTTATCCAGTGTGATTGCAACACTTGTAGTGGGCATTGTGGCGCTTATCTCTATTTATGGCGTGGTCATGTTCATGATGGGCCTTTACAAAATGGCGCTGATAACAAGTGGTGCGCTCACAATGGGTTTAACAGTGATAACTAAATTATGGCAAGGCGCACTCATTGCGTTGCGTGTATTGGGTTTTTTATCACTCATTGCAACGATGGGCGCGGCGGCCATTGCCATGGGTACATTTAAAGCAGTTATGCTCGCAGGCCAAGCGGCTACATGGTTGTTTAATGCAGCGCTTTGGGCAAACCCAATTACGTGGGTAGTAGCGGGTGTTATTGCGCTCATCGCTGCGGTTGGTGCGCTTATCTATTACTGGGATGACTTAGTGGCTGCGTTTCAAAATACCGCATGGGGAAAAGTATTAATGGCGGTGTTTGATAGTGTGAAAGCGGCCTTTAATGGGGTGATTGATAGCGTAAAATGGGTGCTCGAAAAGCTCGGCCTGCTTGACGATACCGAGGCAAAAATAAAAACAGAAGCGACCTCAACACACGAAAACATTAACCGTGCTCAGCCTAGAAATTTAGTCATGCAAAATGCAGATCAAGCGTTCAGCCGCGACTACGGCCAAGCTGTGATCAACAAAGCCGCCCAAGTACCAGGCAATAAAGCCAGCACTAACTATGGTGCGGTGAATGATGTTACGTATTTGAATCGAACGCAGTTAAACAAAGGTCAAACTAAAAATGCTATTAACTTAACATTGCAAAGCAGTAATGCCATTGAGCAAACAAATAGCGCGTTGGCACAAACGAACACATTAAATAACCGCTATGTAAGTTCAACTGTGGCGAATGGATTAACCAATATCGCGCCTGTAAATACTGCTATTAATAACGATGTTTCAGTAAACGATGCTGCTTTTTTTGCAAGCGCAACAACGCATAGTGTAGCTCACCCAGCATTACAAAATAGTATTGCTACAAACCAAGCAAATAAGGTTTTGGAACAAACCAGCGCAGTAACCATGGCTGCAAACTATGCTGCTTATTCAACAACGGGCAACATCAATAACAGCGCTACTAACTCAGTATTACAAAGCAGCCCAGCTACACATAACGATGTTGGCCACAATGCACAATCAACACAGTTCGTAACACAATCAGCGATAGAAAATGGCAATACACGCACAGCTAATCATTTTACTAACGCGGCCAATTCACCTGTTTATAGTCAAAAATATGAACAACTCGCCCGCTTTAATCAAGGTGCAGCGCCATTACAACGATTGCCAATGGTCAAAACAGATCAGGCAATTACTAACACAGCGAACGCGTACAGCGTTGAGCAATTAAATACTGAGCAACAACACACGAATAGCTATAAAGCCAAAGTACAAAAATCAACGTTTTTACAAAGCCTAACGAGCAGCACCAGCCAGAGCAGTTCAAGCGAGAGCGATAACAGCAAGCGTGTGCACATAGACAACTTAACGATTAAATCTGACGACTTAGCGCAAAGCTTTGAACAAATGATGGAGCTAGCAAGCTGATGAACTTTGATATTGCACTGCACATAGATTTAGCCGTTGAGGATAATGATTTTGTACTTAATGACTCGCTGACACCCAGTACATTAAGTAAATCGAATGTGGTGGCGCAAGATATAAAGCATCGAATTTTAGAAAGTGGTTTACTCATAAAGCTGATTGGTCTGCGCAATAAAAACGGCATAGCGCCCATTTTAACCGAGCTCGAATTACTAACCGAGCAAGACAATCGGATTAAGCCTGGCACTATAAAAGTGTACCGAAATGACGACGGCACATTAAGTATCACCGCGCAAACGCGCCAATACGGGAGCCTACAAAGTGGACTTTAAAACCCTAATGCAAAATGCAGGTTTGCCAATGGATGAGCAAACAGCGCAAGCGCAGTGGCAAGCACAGTTAAAAGAGCAAAACATACAAGTTGCCAACAATTCACCCTTTGGCCCATTTTGGCGAACCGTTGAAGCGTTGCTAACAAAGCCAGTCGTGCAGCTGTTTAATTGGCTAGCAACGCAGCTAATGCCTGACTTATTCATTATGACAGCAAGCCGAGTTGCACTGATTGAACGCCATGGCCCTGCACGTAATGTGTTTATTCAAGCGGGCGTAAAAGCACAGGGATTATTAACGTTTACACGCGAAAGCGACGAGGGCGAAAGTTCCATTGTGGCAGGAACCGCAGTGGTAACCGATGTGCTAGGCGATAAAGTGTATAAGCTTATACTTTTACAGGATGTGTATTTTGAACAAGGGCAACGCACTGCGTATGCATTGGCTGAAGCCTATGAAACCGGTGCAGCTTATAACTTACCCGCAGAGGCTTACCGATACTTTACTGAGCAACAAGAAGGGATCACCGTAACCAACAACGATGATTGGTTAATTAAGCCAGGCTCTGATGATGAAGACACTGAGCATTATCGCCTACGCATTCGTAACGTATTTGGTACTGCTTCCCGCTGGCATATCAATGCTGTTTACAAACAAATTATTGCTAGCTTTGCTGTACCAATAGATAACATTGAAATACTAACCAATGCACCACGTGGACCAGGCACGGCTAATGCGTATATTTACTTAGATGTTGGCCCTGTACCAACAGCACTATTGAGTGCTATTAACCAACATATTCGTACCGCAGGCCACCATGGTTTAGGGGATGACTTTATGGTTTACGCTATGGCAACCAACGGGTTTGATATCACCGCAACCTATAAGTTACATGACAACAGCCACGCTATTCAAGACGACTTAACCACGTTTATACAAGCCGCATTTCGTCAAAATGCAGCGTATGCACCCACACGCGTAACGCATCAAACTGTGTTCAGTATTAGCCAACTAATAACACAGTGTCATGAACAATTTAGTGAACTGCAATCAATCAAGTTTGATATTGACGACATAACCGCCGCCAACTGGTTACCGGTACTTACATCATTAACCGTTAACGAGGTGGCAAATGTCTAACGAAATCGCCACCTGGTTAAACAAAGGCTACGCCGAAAAACTGGTAAAAGCGGCAACCGGTTACTGGGAGCAATCACGTAACTACGTTATGTGGGCTGTTAACCAAAAAGATGAATCTAAAAACGAAGAGCCAGTTCTAGGCTTTTTAGCGTGGGAGCGGTTAACCAATCGCTTAGATGATGAGCCAATCGAGCTATACCGCAAGCGCGTGCAGCACGCATTGGTTAATACCATTGACGCCGGAGAAATTGCATCCGTTAAAAGTATTTTTGAGCGCCTAGGATTAGAGGTGCTTAATGTACGCGAAAGGCTCGACGGCCGAGACTGGGACATTATCGCTATTGATCTGACTGACTCAACACTCGCAGGCAATACCGATTTACTCCCAGAGCTAATACAGCTCTATGGCCGAACATGCCGTCGCTACGAATTAACCGTGCATAACAAAGCTGATGTATCACTGAGCTTAGGATTAACGCATGTACAGTGGGATAGCTGTCACATTGATCACCCACTGCATTTAGCGGCACAAAATAAAGCGCAGCAACAATACAGTTACGGTTTTACTGATTTGCAAAATGAAAGTTACGAAGCGCCACTGTATGCAGTTACGCACGATGTAAAACACGTATCGCCATTCGAGCAGCTGTATCAATTTTTAGGGTGTGACAACCTTGTAAGTAATACACATCACCAAGCAATCACCACCGATGTACAGCATGTTATTGCCGCACATCATCACTATGGATTTTTAAGTAAAGAGGGCGGTGTAAGTATCGCCAAGGAGCCACTATGACCCAAGCGATCACCGGTATTATGACCAACGCCGGCAAAAGTTACATCACAACCCGCGCGCTGCAAAACTCAGGGCTCGATGTTAAAGAATTAGTGTTAGCAAACATTCCTAATTTAAATGAAAGCGCAGAGCGTAACCCCAATGAAAGCATGCCTAGCACATTGCAAATAGTGTATCGGCGCAATATTGATACGTCAGGCTATGTTGATTCAAATACCGTGGCATGGGCCGTCATACTTGAGCAAGATATCGGCGACTTTGACTACAACTGGATTGGGTTAGTAACACAAGACGGTACATTGCTAGCCATTGATTACTTGCCATTACAGCGCAAGCGCCAGGGCGTAAACAATGTACACAACCGCTCGTTTGTATTGAAGTTTGCAGCTGCTGCAGCATTAGCGCGGATCACCATTCCCGCACAATCGTGGATGTTCGATTATAGCCCACAAATTGATGCGCTAAACGCATTGTCAACTACAACAGCAACCGCACAGGTAAACAACATGTACCGCACATTACGTAATTTTTTCTTGATGTCAGATTTTACCGTATTTACTAAGGAACTATGATGAGCATTGAACAAATAAATGAAATTGTAAGCGCGGCCGACCGCGTAGTCACGGCGATAGAAAGCAAAGCTGCAGAAATCGATAATAAAACCGCGCAACTAGCCAGCGATTACAGCAGCAAGAAAACCGCCCTTGAACAACAAATTGCAGAAAGTTCGGCAGAGCTAGCAATCGTTGCATCAGCTGGCTACCGCAAAGCAATCGAAGACGCATCAGGTGGCCGTAACACTGTAGTGATTGACGAGCAAGGTAACCCAAATGTCATGGTGCGCATCCCGCGTTTTAATTACGAAGACATTAACCAAGCAATTCTTGATCGCCTTGGCGTTGACTTAATGCTAGGCACTGGTACACCAACTATGTTCCAACGTAATGGCGAGCAAATGGGCGAAGTGTTAATTGCAAAATACCTAGCATCATCCGGCGCTAATGGCGGTTGCTCCGTAATTGGCGGTGTACAACCACGTACATCAGTTAATTACGATGTAGCAAAAGCGTTGTGTAACAACAAGGGCGCAGGCTGGCACATGATGAGCATTCACGAATGGGCTGCAATCGCACTATGGTCACTAGCTAACGACACAGTACCACGCGGCAACACTAATTATGGTCAAAGTCATGAGAATAAGCTAGAAACAGCACATCGAAAAGATGGTGGTATACCAGGTGATACCAGTGGTGCTTCAATAACTGACGCGGGTGGTGGGCCAAATACATGGGCACATGATCATACAAAGTGGGGAATACAGGATTTAGTAGGTAACGTATGGGAATGGCTAGATCAAATGATGTTCAGTGAGGGGCAGTTTATTTCTACTTTAGATAATAACCCCGATGTTGTAGAGGAAAACTGGATTAAACATTTAGCATTCTTAGACTCACCAGTTGAAAGTAGTGAAGGTACAGGAAGTGCAGGGTCACCAATCCTGAGCAACACAGTTATAAATCGCAATGGTCCAATAGGAAATATTGAGTATAACAATCCATATCTCAGTAATGGACATTTTGCTGCAATTGAAAAGTCGGCAAACTATAACAAAATAGAACTATTACGTAGATTACTTATCGAGTCAGAGTCAGTTGAAACAGTTAAAGGGTATTTATATGCTCGAAATTATGGCACTAGATTTCCTAGACGTGGTGGACATTGGATATCTAATGTAGGTAGTGGTTTAGGTGCACTAGATCTTCGGGACGCACGAAAAACATCAAATAGCGGTATTGGTTTTCGGCCCGCTTTGTTTACGCAATAAAATAGTTCGTATTGAATTATGAGTCCGAGCTATCGCCCAGGCTAACTAAATATTTAAAAGGTAAAACTATGTTTACATACATTTACAAAGGCGCAAGCCATAGCAATACAAACGGTGAGTACATGCAAAACTTAGGCATGGAGCAAGAACAAATCGACTCAGTATTAAATCAGCAGCAATTTGAATTAAGCCAAAACGTAGAAAAGCGCCAAGCTGCATACAAAGCAGAGTCAGACCCGTTATTTATGGAGTCACAATTTGATAGTACAGCTGAGTCACATCAAAAGTGGCAGGATAAAGTAGCTGAAATCAAAGCCCGTTACCCATTGCCTGAAAATGCATAACCTAGCGCTTTCTTATCACCAAACAGCCGCCCCTTGCTCAATGCAAGCGGGCGCGCAGTTACTTGCATCGGCAATAAAAGACGGCTCACGCACAGATAAGCCAGCACAATATAGCGCGCTGCTCTTATCTGTTAGCGCAAATGACCCTGCCGCACTGGCTAGCAAGCTCAGCATGATAAACGAATATTGCCCAATACCTGAGTTTATTAGCTGTGCTCAATACGGCCAAAGTCAAAGTGCACTAGAGCAAACTCAGCTCGTAACCTATGACGGCCAAAGTATCGAATGGCAAATAAACACCCTGCAAAGGCTATTACCAATACGTGATCAACAAATAGCTGACGAACTCGCGACAGTAAATGACAGCGGTAAACAATTAATCACCACCATTGACGACGCATTAACCCAAACCGCAGAGCTAAAAACAGCCCGCGACGAGCGACTAAATCAGGCGCAATTTACTGCCCAAAATAGCGGGGTCGATATTCAATTAATAACAGCCGGTACAGCAAAGCAGCTAGCCGACTCAGTTGCTAACAAAGGCAATGAGCATAACTATTGGGCGATGTGTTTGTTTGTTGGCGAACCAAGCGAGCTTAATCATATTAAAGAGGTGTTATGAGCATATCGTTAGATGGCTGGAATATCCCCGGGTATGAAACGCGGGTCAATGCTGGTATTAAATTAGCCGGCGGCGATATGTCAGGCATGGGAAGTTTTGCGCTCATTAGCGATCAAGGTGTTAAGCCTGGCATATTAACTGTGAGCACTAAAATACCGCTTAATGAAGAGGGGACTTTAGCATTACTTATTAGCAAAGCGAAAGCACTTGATGAAAACGGCGCCCGTATTATTTACACAATTAATAATGCATTAGCAGGGGCCTATAAAATACGTAAAGCCAAATTTGATGGCGAGGTAAAGGCAGTAGAACTTGAAGAAAAGCGCGCATGGCAAATCAGCTTTAAACTTATTGAAGTACAATCCGTATCAGAGCGTGAGCAACAACAGCTTGATGGTACAGCAAACCAAAATGCACAGTCGCAAGCGGTCACTTCAAATAACGATGTACAAAGTAAATTTGCAGCAGTGGAGGGGCCATGAGTACCCGCCTATCCGATACGCTAACCATTGGAGGTAAACCAGTAACGAGCATCGTTACTAAAAGCGTACAACTTGATATAGCCAGCACTGGTCGTGCAAAGTTTGAAATAGTGACAGAGCAAGTGCCAAGCGGATTAGTCGAGCTGCATTTAGGCTACACGCTAGATAATATGGTCCCGTACTTTCTCGGCGTTATCGAATCAAAACACCAGGCAAACGGCCGTTGGTATTTAACTTGTCGCGAATTACTCGGCGCATTAAGTTTCACTGCCCCCCTTGCAGTTCGCCATGCAACAATCAAAGCGGTGCTTGATGAATTGGCAAAGCTAGGTGTTGAATTTGTGACACCTGAAAACGCCGGCTATTTAAATAAAACGATACCCGCGTTTTACCATAGCGGCACAGGTATTGAAGCGCTAAAGCAAATAGGCAAAGCATGGGGCATTAGTGATTTTATATTTCAACAACGCCCCGATGGCAAAATATTTGTAGGCAGTTGGCACGACTCCCGCTGGCCACTCGCAGCAATAAACGACTTTCCAGAGCACACAATAACAGCCAAAAGCTCAACCACCGGCGAGCTAATAGCCATTCCAAAATTAAGACCAGGCATACAAATAAACGGCCGGAACATAACCGAAACAACCCTAATCAACGACAGGATGCACATACGATGGTCAAACAAGCCATTAAACGCCTAATACAGCGCTACTTCCCAGAACTAAGCGAACGTAAACACCTGCCGCAACTTGCACGTATCGAAAAAATATACGACCTACCAAGTGACGCCGCAGCAATCAGCACCGCGTTTAGGCCACTAAAAGCGGCCGACGTACAGCTATTAAACCCGCTCACAAATGAGCCATTAGCCGTGCCCGTATTTCAGCAAGTAACACTCGGCACAGGGCAAGCATCCGATCACGGTTTGTTGAACGAACCGATGCCAGGCATGCAATGTTTAATACAGTACATCGATGGCCTAAACAGCCATCCCGTCATCACCAGCTTATTACCATGGCAAAGCTTAGTGCCCGAGCACAAACGCACCGATGTTACGCTACAGCAAAACAGCCGCAGCAAAATACAAGGCCGCGACGGCAACTGGCACACCACAACCGACGGCGACATAACCCAAACCAGCGACACGAGCAAAACAGCAGCACGCAAAAGCGAACAAAACTATCACCAACGCACCTGCAGCATAGACAGCCACGACATTGCAAAAATAGATGGTAATCAAATCAACGAAGTCATGGGCGCATTAAAAACCGTGGTCGGCGAAAAAGCCTTAATAATTGCACTTGAAGGGTTATTGCTAGGCAGTAAAAAGCAGGTAGATATTGAAGCCACCGAAAACATGAACCTAACCACACTAAAAACCCTCCACGCTAAAGCCACAGAACTAGCAAAGGTCGAAGGAAAAACAGTTTGGTTGGGTGACAGCTCAGTAAACGTGGCTCAAGTTCTTCTTGATTTAATAAGCCTAGTAAAAGACATAAATCAAAGTTTAGAAACCCACGGCCATAAAGATCAGGGAGCAGGGCCTCCAATAACAAAGGGCGAATTTACAGGCCACAAATCAACAGCAAGTGATTTGAAAAGTATATTAAAGCCAATTGTGGCTAATTAA